CAGCCATTGCCAGGTCTGGCGGAACAGGTCGTCGGCACCAAGCGGCTTGCCGTCCCGCTGCCGGGCGGACAAATAGTCGCTGGGATTCGGCATATCCTCGCCGGTGAGATCTGCGGCATCGTTTAAATCGGCGCCTTCTAAGATGGGCGTCGGCAGATCGATAATGGTGGCTGCTTTTCCCTTGGCAATTTTATCGGCCAGCGCCTCCGGCTTGTCCCCGGCGCGGATCCGTCTGCCGCCGCGATTGGTTCCATCTTTGGCCATGGCTGTTCAACTCCTTTCCCATGCGGTAAATCCCCCGTTTGAACTGCAATTTTTGTGCGTGTGACCCCAGCACCGGTCTAGCATTTTGACCGCGACAGAGATTTGGACCGCCCCTCCCGGCAGAGCGTAGTCATTCGTAGTGGTATTCCTTTCTGGCATGATGCCAGCGGTCGTCCATCTCGGCGGTTATCTTCGAGTGGCACGGCTTGCACAGCGCCATAAGGTTATCCTCGTCATGGGTGCCGCCGCGGGAGAGGGGACGGATATGGTGCACCTCCGTTGCCGGGGTGGTCTTGTGGTTCTTCAAGCACATCTCACACAGGGGATGCTTTCCGATGTACCGGTCCCGGATGCGTTTCCATGCTCTGCCGTATCGCTTTTTGACAACAGGACTGCGCTCGTACGTGTCATAACGCTTGTCCATCAGCTTCTGATGCTGTTCACAGTACCGGCCCTTCGTCAGCTCCTTGCAGCCGGGGTAGGCGCACGGTTTCTTTGGTTTCCATGGCAAAGTTCTCATCTCCAGACATAGCAAAAGCCTTCAAAGGATTGCTCCCTCGAAGGCTTCTCTCACATTCTTTCATGCTATTAGTATAACACGTCAAATGAATAAATGCGTCCGCGATTTTGGACATCATGTCTTTCCAAACAAAAGGATAGCAAACTTAGCTAATGCACGATTCTTTCTTTTGTAGGCAGAAGACCGTTCAATGTGAAAATGGTCGGCAATAGCATAGACGGCACTCGTCTGTGCATCCTCATCGGCATAGAAGGTCTGCAGCACGTACTGCTCATCGCTGCTTAACTTCTTCCACGCAGGACGGAACCATGTCATGTACTCCGCCGCCTGCCGGTACCGTTCCTTCAAGATGTCAATGTCTGCCAGGCCGGAGATGATATGATCTTCTGCCGCATGTGGGTTGCTAGAGTGCGGCATCCCATCGAAGCCGGGCGGATGCAGGTTGGTCATGGCAGCATATGCCTGCTTGACATCTTCGCTGGTATTTTCAATGATGAACTTCATGCTGTCGTAATCCCGGATGGCATCAATAGCACCGCTTCGTTTATTCAAGTACTTCCAGATAACACTCATAGACTGCCTCCTTGCAAGCTGGCCCGGACTGCATCAATCAGTGCAGCCTGGGTCTTGTTTTTTTCTTTCAGGGCCTTTAGGATGCGTCCGTCGATGGTCCCTTTCGTGATGATATGCTGAATGACCACAGTTCCGGCTGTCTGCCCTTGTCGCCAGAGTCTGGCATTGGTCTGTTGGTACAACTCAAGACTCCATGTTAGTCCAAACCAAACGAGAGTGGAACCGCCTTGTTGCAGATTGAGTCCATGTCCGGCGGATGCCGGATGAATAACCGCAACGGGAATTGCACCGGCATTCCAATCCGCTATATCCTGCGAAGTCTTGATTTCCCGCACGGTAAATCGCTGCCGGATCCACAACAGGTCATGCCTGAACCAATAAGCCACCAGCACCGGCTTGCCGTTGGCGCTTTCGATGATATCTTCCAAGGCATCCAGCTTCCGATCATGAATGGGGAGCACCGTCCCGTCATCGGAATAGATCGCACCGTTTGCCATTTGGGAAAGCTTTATCGTGAGGGTTGCGGCATTGGCGGCTGTGACATCGCCGTCCGGCAGCTGCAGCACCAGCTCTTTCTTCAGTTCTTCGTACCGTTTACGTTCCGCGTCAGATAACTGCACTTCATACTGGCTGCTAATGAGTTCCGGCATCTGCAAATGATCCGTGGATTTCATGGAAATAGAAATGTCCGATATTTTTCGGTATATCTCATTCTCTGCTCCCGGCAGCAGTTTGTAGCTGAAAACGACCTGCCCGTTCCGCTTGTCCGGGGTAAAGTAGGTGCTGCGGTACTGCCCGATGAATCTGCCAAGCCGCTTCCCCATATCCAGTAACTTGAACTCGGCAAATAAATCCATCAGACCGTTGCTGGAAGGAGTGCCTGTCAGACCCACCATTCTTTTTACCTTCGGTCTTGCTTTCATCAGTGCCTTGAACCGCTTGGACTGGTAATTCTTGAATGATGAAAGTTCATCCACAACCACCATGTCAAAATCAAAGGGGATCCCGCTTTTCTCAATCAACCACTGCACGTTCTCACGGTTGATGATATAAATATCCGCCCGTGCTTTCAGTGCCGACAGTCGTTCTGCCTCTGTACCCACTGCCACGGTATATTTCAATCGATGCAGATGATCCCAATGCTGTATTTCATTTGCCCATACGGCTCTCACACGCAACGGGCATACCACCAATACACGATGGACGTTAAAGCTGTCAAACAAAAGGTCCTGGATCGCCGTCAGTGTAATAACGGTCTTGCCAAGTCCCATATCCAGCAGGACTGCCGCCGTGGGATGACTCTCAATATATCGGATAGCATATTGCTGATACTCATGTGGCTCGAATTTCATCCAGCATCCCTCCAATCTGGTCTGCGCTGTCAATAACATAAACGGGGAATCCCAACTTCCGCAGCAGACGATGCCTCGCCAACTGAAGAGAACGCGGCTTCTTTCCCGGCGCTTTTACTTCCACAAAGGCAATATGTTCGTCAGGTAATAAAACGATACGGTCCGGCATCCCATCAAAACCGGGACTGACAAACTTCAGTGCCATGCCACCTGCTTTTTTTACTGCTGCTGCAAGTTTCTGCTCTATGATTTTTTCTCGCATTCTACGTACTCCTTCCAACATGTTTCAAATGTTTCAAGACACTGCCGACACGCATTTTCCTGTTCCAAATAGCTGCGAATCAGTCTGTGCCATCCATCAAATTTACATGGACGGTTTTTGGGGAAGGTTTCTGTATCCCCGTACATATCCTGTGCCAGGTCTCCCGCTGGTGTATCCTCATTCAAATGATTTCGGATCATAAACGTATAAAATGTCATCATTGAAAGTCTTCCTATTTTTGTCCTTTTTGTCACACTGTCCTATAGCGTGTAAGAATGAAAATATAAATATAAATATAAGTAAAAATATGTATCTATATGTATCTGTTACTATAAGGACACATATACCCATATATTTACATACGGTATAGGGACAGAAAGGACAAAAAGGACAAAAGTCACTGCTCGTACATATGTGGATTGACGAGATATGTCTGCGCAGGAGGCCTTCCTTTTCCCGAATAGTTTTTATTTTCCTTCGGTGCAATATATCCGTAATCCACCAGTTGTGTTAAGACCGGCTGCACATCCTCTGCTTTCTTGAAATTGCGGCAGAGCCTCATAAGGTCCCTGCGTGTAAATTCCGTCATCCTATTGTTCGTGACCACATCCATCACCTTCTTGCTCTGGCTGATAACCGGGTCAGCCCCCATCAGCATAAAAGCTGCCCTTGCGTGTTCTATAAAGTATTCTCCGATACGGATGCTGTTTCTCATGGTTTCCCCGTCCACCACAAGCGGATCCGTTGCAGTTAAAAAGGCATGGTTCCTGTATATGGATGCCCGGCACAACAGGGCTGCAATGCGCTGGATGTTGCCTACCAGCTTTCCTGCCCAGTCCACAATATCTGCGTAGGTTCTGTTTAACTCAGGCTCCAGCCTTTCGGCAAAGGCTTCTATCAGCGCATCCGCTTCCTGTGATAAGGTGATGATTTCTTCCCCGTTTTCACATTCATCCTCCAACAGGTTCCGGATGCACTGCTCATATTCCCGGTACACGCCATCAGGAACAGATGCTGAACGGTATTTCCGTTTCCCCACAAAAGATGCCGGGATGCAGTACAAAAACCGTGCTGTCAGTCCCCGCCCCCGGAAGACGCCGTTCTGCATCAGGCCGGAAAGGACGCTTGGCTGTACCATAAGCAGCACCGTCAGTGCCGGGTTCATGATGCTTTCACTGTTCCTGCCGATACGGTCCACCCGGATGCTGTCCCCCGAGTAGCCCTTCAGCATAACATCAATATTGACGGTTTTGGAATACGCACCTGCCAGCGTATCAAATATCCCGCCTTCCGTGGATAGGATGGCGGCCCGACCATTATTATCCGCAAGCACAGACGTCAGCTTTTCCGTGGTAATATCATCGACATACAGCTTCATCGGCTTCATTTCCTTGTATCCGGCAATCTCCTCTGCCATTCTTCGGACTGCTTCCGCATCTGCCTTGCCCTTGGATGTCTGATCTTCCAGCACTTTCTGCCTGCGTTCCAGTATCCGTTTCTGCATTTTGCTGGTTTCGATTGCCGCTGCATTTTGTGCATTCCGTTCTGACTCAAATACATTCAATGGCCGTATCATGGCATTTTCGACCGCGGATTTACGCTCGGACGGATTCATGACATTCAGCACAAAAATATTGACAGGTTCTATCCAGTCCGGCTTTGCCCTGATCTTGAATTTCCCCTGCATGCATACGGACAAGATTGCAATAGCTGCCGTAGCCGCCATATCAACCGGTGTCTGTGTGCTTTCCGAGAGTGCTGTCACATAATCACCGACCGCCTTTGGCAGGGCATCCAGTGGGAAAGGCGGCAGATGGAACTCATCAAAGGGAATGGGCATCTCCCACTCCGGTTCTTTGTTGTATTCTTCCGGCGGAATATATCCATTCTGCTTTGCCAGATCCCTGCCAAACTTCAAGGCACTGTCCCAGATGGTATCCAGTTCTTCCTGTGCTAACGGGGGTGTACATCTTTGCGATTTCTCGATAAAAATATGATGCGCCTCTTCTGTGCCGCCATACCGCTTGACGATTTTTCCCGCAAACCGGCTCATGCTTTTATTACGGGAACCCTCTGTGATACTTTCCCTGTCCAGATTTGAGAAGGCTTTCTCATCTAAAAATTCATCTATGGTTTGGCTTCCTTCATGCCATATTATGTTCTCTGACTGACAGCCATAAATAAACCGTGCCGCATCTGTCGCCCCATTATCAAAAAAGGGTGCCGCCGCATATATACGTTTTTTTAATGCTGAACAATCTTCCGCACTAACAGTCGGTTGATGGGGAAAATAGACATGATGCCGCGGTCTGGCTGACTTTTTCCCTTTTACCTTTCCGTCATGGCGGCTGGGAACAACGACAAAAGAAACATCCGGGAAAATATCCGGATACATGTCAGGATATATCCAGTCTTTGGGATGATCCGAGTGATCGTTGTCACAGTCCATAACGTCCACGTTCCCGGTAATATAATTAGAATTGGAGCGATGGAAATTTTTATATTCCGCACTGACATGATCGCGGCAGATGACAGCCTTAAAATCTTCTTCATTTTCAATATCAGCCTGATTCGGGTAGATGCTGTTCTTGGCATTGCCCGTACAATTTGCTGTATATAACGTGAACTTCATCGGACCGTCTCCTTTAAATCGCTGCCAAAGTAACGCAGTTTGTAATTCTTCCTTTTGGCTCTCCTGATTTCGGCATCCATTCCCGCCGATATGATGTCTCCAAATACCCACACCTCACTGCAGTGGCTCATCAGTACATCGCCAAAGTGCAGTCCCAGTTCACGTTCCGTTATGTTGGTATCATCAAGGAACTGCGGAAACAGCAAATGCGGGGCGATAGGGATATACCCCTGCTCCACAGCAAAACGGCTGTATCGTCTTGCATTGGTAATGTTCCCGGACACATCCCCTGAAAACGGGGAGCATACATATATCATGGGCCGGTATGCTCTTGTCGCCTTCGCTTCCTGTTCGATATGGGATAAGGCCCCGTAGGTGGTCGGATCCGGATACCCTTCACTGTTACGTCTGCTTGCACCCACCATGTTTACCTCCCGCCAGCTTTTTGCTGCAGCTGTCACACAATACCGATGTACCGAAAAGGTCAACCTTGCCATCGACAAATACCTCTGCCAGATCCACCTGTACCTCCGAGCCGCAGTGCGGGCAGCGGCAGAATACATTCTCATCATTGATTTCAATGGAAATCCCTACCGTATCATTCAGTTGTTCCTTTGCATAAAACATATTATCGGCCCCCCTCTAATTTTGTTTTGTACCATTCCAAATGTCGTTTACGGTCTTCATAATTGGAAAAAGCTACGAGCAGTCCCACATCAACCTTTTGCAATGTTTCCAACATATCAATTTGGTCTTTAGACAGATAGGGCCTGATACTTTTCCCTTTTTCAATACCATTGGCAATCCTGAACTGCTTGGCTGTCATACCCAGCACGATACGGTTTAACATATTGCATTCGTTGCTGAAGTGATACGGTTTCGGGTCCTCATGAAGCAGCTTGATATTTTCTGTAAGAAGCGGAAACTCCTGTCTTGCCGATACCAGTGTCTGAATGAATTTTTCCATTTCGTTGAAACGCCTGATATACAGTTCCTTGAAATGTGCTGCTTTTTTCCCTGTAAATCCCATGCCAAGTGCTGTGAATCCATCCCGCGTAATTGCATACCGGCGCTGCTTTCTATTCCACTGATCGGTGTACGTGGTTGGCACAAAATTGTGCCGACCAAATTCTGCACTAAATCCGGAATCCGGCGAAAGGATCGCGTCAATGTTACGCAGTACCGTTTTGTGCTTCTTCTCAAAAAATTCAGAAACATATAGGCTGTCCACCCTTGCTGTATCATGGGTGTCGGCAAAAATGCCGTATTGGTCTTTCGGTATTAATTCCTTCATAAAAATACCGCCTTTCCTAAAAGTAGGGTTTTGCCCTCTGCTAGTAAAAGGACAAAACCCTATTTTTTAAGAACCATATGTTTAATCTTTTTTGTAGAAGCTGCATTCGTATCCGTCTGCACGAAGAAGAAGTCCGCTGATCCAGGGCGGCGTTCTGCCCATTTGCTTACATATAGCATCAAGGGATACATCCATGCTGCACTCCATGATCAGTTCATCATGGACATGCCCGCAGATAAAATAGTGGGATAACGTACGCATGGCATAGGCAAGAATATCCCGGCTGATGGTCTGAACAATGTTTTCCACGAACTTGGGACCGTAGCTTTCAATCCGTTCCCATTTTTTGGTGCCACCAACTCCCTCGTAGGTAACGGCTTCTCCGCCGAAACGGTTTTCTCCCATGCGCGGCTTCACATAGGACAGATGTCTGCCGCTTGGCAACTGGATAAACAGCATCCCACTCTGATAGACAAAGCGGATGCCATGCGTTTCAGTCGGCACATGCCGTTGGACCGTATCTTTAACGCACCTGTCCACATTCCACCAGAACCGCACGATATTCGGATTGGTTGCCCGCCATGAATCCACCAGTGGCTGAAGCTCTTTTTCTGCAAGTCCCATATCCAACGCACCCATTGCTTTCAAAGCACCGACCGATCCGCCGTAACCAAGCGCTAATTCCGCTATTTTTCCTTTTTGTCTGAGATGTCCGTTCACACCGTGCTTTTCCACAGGCACACCAAACATCGCGGATGCCGATGCACAATAAATGTCTCCGTTATTTTGAAAGACTTCGCTTCGCCAGCTTTCCTTTGCCAGGAAGGACAGCACTCTTGCTTCAATAGCCGAAAAGTCTGCCACGATGAATTTCATGCCTTTTCTCGGCACAAAGGCCGTGCGGATAAGCTGTGACAGTGTATCCGGAATGTCATCATATAACAGTTCCATGGCATCATAATCGCCACACTGTACCAGACTGCGGGCCTGTTCCAAATCCGGCATATGGTTCTGGGGCAGATTTTGCAGCTGAATCATTCTGCCCGCCCATCGGCCACTGCGGTTAGCTCCGTAGAACTGAAACATCCCTCTGGCCCTGCCGTCCGCACAGGCGGCATGCTGCATCGCCTGATACTTTTTGACGGATGACTTGGCAAGCTGCTGACGAAGAATTAACACATCGGCAATTGCCTGTGGAGTTGTTTTCACAGCCTGTGCCACTTCCTTTTTTCCAAGGCTGTCCATTGCCATCCCGTGATCTGCCAACCATTGCTTCATCTGAACCACGGAGTTTGGATTATCAAGGTTGGTCAGTTTCTGAATTTTTTCTACCAGTACGGCCTTGGATTTTGCATCAAACGCAATCGCATGGATAACCAGGTTCCTATCAAGGGCAATCCCCCGGTCATTGATTTTCTGGTCAAGGTGGTATTCGTCCCACACAAAATCCGGTACGGGATAGTTCTTCAGCCGATCCTGTATAGACCTTTCTACCTCCACATCGCGTTTATTATAGACTTTGAATAAACTCCACTTTTCTGCATCATGCTCCGGCAGATTCCGTGTTCTGCCGCCGTTGGCCTTGGTCGCCTTGCAGGGAACACAGAAATAGCGGATGAGGTCTTTTCCTTCCTTTAATTTCTGCTCGTCCAATCCCAGCACCGCCCCCGTCCCGGCAAGGGATAAGGGCAGTCCCATATATGCCGCCCATATCATGGAGCATTTCCATGCTGCCGGATCCAGATAATCACCGACCGTATCTTCGTTAACACCATAACCGTGAAACTGCATCGGATAGTTCCGTCTCAGCCAAATGGACAGGCAGACCCTCTCGAATGATGCATTGAATGCCCACTTGGTTACGGTATCATCCGTCAGCGCCGTAATAATCTCCATCGGCACTGTATCTCCCTGCGCCATATCATATACCATGACGTCTCCACCGTTTACCGATACCCCAAATAGCAGAATTTTAAAATCAGGGGACTGGGCATATTTATAGACCCCGCACTTCTGTAAATTCACATCACTATATGTCTCAATATCAATGGAGAGTGTTGCTATGTTTTCCATATTGTCACCATCCTTTATACAAGCAAGGCGGCGGAGTATTATCTCCACCGCCTGCCGTGTACTGATTACGCTGCCTTGTCAGCAGATTCTTTTTCTTCACGTTTACGTTCCTTATGCTTATCCATAGCGTTTCGGACAAGAAACACTACATCTGCAATGAGAAAACCCATCACCGCACCGAAACACACCGTAAGCATCATGCTCTGTACTGTTGTCATATGCTGTTTTCCTCCTTATGCGAGAAAATCATCATCAGCATCGGTTGCAAAATCGTCCTCGGCACGGCTTTTCCCACCTAACGGTTCTCCGTCCTTAATCTTCTGCAGGTTATTCAAGCCGCAGGCGATACCCTTATTGCCATTGGAATTGAAGGCATAGAAATTGATGGAAGCACGACCATATACGCCGCTGTACACTTCACTGCGTTCGATAATAGGCTGACACCCTGCATCTACAATGCCCGGGGCGGATGCACTGTTGGCATTGATGAAGTAGCTGTTGGCATAGGCTGCATCATCAGGTCGTTCCATATCCCCGTCACGCAGCGGCGTCTTTAGAACAGAAAGTGCAGGTACGGTCTTGCCGTTGCCTTTCAGCTTGGATTCTCCTTCGTTATACGCGGCCTGGATAGCCGCCTTAATCTTGTTGACGGTTACGGTATCATCTTTCGGAATGATAAGGCTCACACTATATTTGGGTGCACCACCATTTATTGATTTTGGATCCCATACATTGGCATACGACCATCTTGTATTGATACCGGTAATCACTTTTGTCAGATTCACATATTTTTTTAACATATTAGTTGTCCTCCTTAAAATCGTTAGCTGCCGTATGTATAGCCGGACGTTTATCCGACATCGGTACTAATGTTGGCTTGCCCTGCGGCTTTTCAATGAAACCCGAGAGCATTTCTTCAAATTTTGTTTTGCCGAGCAGCTTGGTCATCGCCGTAATACCCAGCACCTTATGCTCATACGGATCATATCCGGCCTGTTCAACAGTTTCCGCCACAGCATGTTCATTCACATATCTCCGGTTGGAACGGCCCTCGACAATTTTCCAGTCATGCCATTCCTTGCCGCTGACCGCCTGCTGCAACGCATATTCCTTTACATCGCTGGCCCAGGATACCAGTGCATCTGCTTTGGAGAGAATAGCTTCTATTTCCTTATCTTCCAAGGTGGATGGCATGGTAAAATCATACCGGGCCAGTTCCAGGTTATATTCTGCCCTCTTCCGGCAGGTAGCTTTCACCTTGCAGAACCGGCAATGCTCTCCGGCCTTAAACTCACCTTTACCTTGAGCCGCCAGTTCTGCCGTCGGCTTCAGCGTATCGTCAGCCCAGGAGAGCAGTTCTTCCTTGGGGATGGTATAAGTGCTGATGTTTTCGCGGCGCGGCTGGAAGATAGTCATGGACACCTGTTTGATATCATAGATGCCATCAAATAAGTCCAGTGCACCGAGTGCATAACACATCAGTTGTGGATTCCGCTTCGCTTCTACTAAAATTCCCACCCCAAACTTCATATCCGTAATCGAAAGCACTCCGTCTGCCACGATGACGCAGTCTCCGGTACCAAAACCCTGCGGCACCCATCGGGAGAAATCCAGTCGCTGTTCAACCAACACCAACGGATCTTTACATGTTTCCTTTACCGCCGCAAGCTGCTCCATCACATACTGGACATACATGTCAGCGCAGTCCGCCATTTCTTCATTGAAGTAGGTAAGATTTTCCGTAGGATCTGCTGACTTCTGCCCCAATGCGGTTTTCAGTTTGTACTCACAAAGGCTATGGGCATCCGTTCCCTGTATGGCAAACTCGCTGGTGGTATCGCCCGCTTTAGCACACAGCAAGGCCGAGGGTGGGCATTGTAACCACCTATGACTGGATGATGCTGATAAAACTGCGTGTTTATCCGGCATTGCCAAGTACCTCCACTTCAGCAAGCAAGGTCTTGTATTCTGCCGGGTTTACATCGGACAGTCTTCCCACACCATGCTGATTAATGATTGCCTTGACCTGTGCGGTATAGCCTTGGCGGGCCTTATCTGCACAAACAGCCCTGACATCTTCAAGCGTGAGTTCCTTTTCTTTCTGTACTCCGGCTTTAGGATCCCTGACTGCTTTTTTCTTAACATCAGCCTTTTTTGCAGGCGATTTTTCTGCATCCGCACCGCTGAAAAAAACAGCCAGTTCGCCAGAAATACCGACCAATGTTTCACCACATTTTTTGAGCTCGTCAATGAGCATGGATAATTCGTGTTCTTTTCCCATTGGGATTGCCTCCTTCCCTCTTCACTGTTTCATCTGTGCTGACTGCCAAAAATCGGTCAGCGATTCGCCGTGACACCACACTGATGGCAATAAGTACATCAGATAACTCATGATCGAGTTCCTGACGGCCATTTGCTTTTGTGCCTGATCTACATCGGATTGTCATGTTGACACCGTCCTTTCCGAGTGGCTTTCCTGCCCCTCTGCGAGTAAAAGGACATCTGCCGATATTTTAAGAACCATAATTGCTAAAAAAATATAAAAGCCTGTTCCATCACATGCTGCTGTGGTAGAACAGGCGGAGATTTGCTTC